TGGTGTTTATTCTCTAATAAAAAATGAATGGCTAGAAAAACCAAAAAAAGAAAAATTTGAAGTTAATAAATCAATTTTGAAAACTAAAATTGACCAATGGACAACAAAAATAGATACTGTTTTAAAGGATGCGAACGAAGAAGAAGACCTTCAAAAATCAAAGAAAATTATTGATAAATTAAAGGATAAATTAAAGCAATATCGCAAATCAGGTTTAGAAAAAAAGGGTGAGATGTCATATGAAAATCTTGTATTCAAATACTTGAGAAGAAGTGGGCATATTGAGAAATTGTTTGATTTCAAAACAAAAAAGGTCGATAAAGAATTATCATTATCAGAAAGCTCATCACAATTAAGATCAACACTAGATAATTTAGGGTATGAAGAAAAAGGATCTGAAATAACCAGTGGTGGTGAAATAAGTAAGGAAATATCAACAGCTGTTTCTGAGATATTGACCGCTTTTAAACAAGTAAGTCCAAATGCCAAGGTTAGAGTAACGGGTGGTAATGATAAATACCACCAAGGAATGAATAGCAAACATCCTAAAGGGTTGGCAATTGACTTAACTGTGGATCCTCAATCAGAAAGAAATAAATTTATTAAAGTGATGGATGAATACAAGAAAAAAAATTCAGAATTTACTTATATAGACGAATATTCAAGACCTTCAAAACACGCAACCGCACCACACTTCCATTTACAAATAGGTAAAGGAAGTACAGTTAGTTCAAGTCAAGGAATTCAATCAGACAAGTTACAAAAATTAATGGATCAAGCGGAAAGATCCAAATTTATGAATGAATTCAAAGACATTGCAAACTCAACAAAACAATTTAAATACGAAAAATTACAAGGAAAAAAAATCCCTTATCAACCTGAGGTTGAAAAATTACAGATAGCTTTACAATTTTTGGGGTATTCATTACCAAGATGGGGTGTTGACGGATTGTTCGGGCCAGAAACGCAAAGAGCGGTTAAAGCATTTCAAGAAGATAACAATATTTCGGCAACTGGCGTTGCTGCACCTGATGACTTAAAAAAATTGTATGTCTTGTTACTTTTGAAAGGTTTTGAGCAAAGTGATCTATCTCAAATAGAATATGAAGAGGAAATTGATTATAGTGAAATCCCTCAAACAGGTCCTATAAATTCTAATCAAGTCATTTCCTTTTTCGTTAAAAAAGGATTAACTAAAGAACATTCTGCGGCAATTGCTGGAAATTTGTTTCAGGAATCAAATCTAAATCCATCAGCGGTAAATAAAAGGTCGAAAGCTTTCGGACTCGCTCAATGGTATAAAACACGTTTTGATAGTTTGAAACAATTTATGCAATCAAAAGGGTATGAATTATCAAATCCAATTGGTCAATTGGAATTTATTTGGGAGGAATTACAAACTACCGAAAAAAGAGCATATAATGATTTTATAAATCAAGATAATCTTAAAGATATGGTTAAAACATTTGCGAGAAAATATGAACGTATGGGTATATTTGAAGCTAATATGCCAAAAAGAATAAGGTATGCTAAACAATTTTTGGATCAATATAATAGTACTACGTAACAATTGTCAATAACGATATATTTATAAAATAAAAATCTAAAAGATTATCAACTTTTTTTAAAAAAAAACAAAATGGGAAAATTAAAACCAATAGGAAGTGAAAAATTAGAGGGTCAAGATAAAATCTCTCGTATTTTGGAAATCTCCAATTACAAATTTGTTGAACCAAATTCTGTAAATGAAAACACTTCAAATGAATATAATATTCAATTATCTGATGGTAACACATATCACATTGACAAAGAAAAAAATGGTTATGTTATCAAAAGAACTATAAGTGAAGGTGTTACAGAATATTTAGAACCTATGAAAAATAGGAAATTTTATTCGTCATATTCACAAGCATTTAAAAGATTAAATCTTATAGCTAAAGAAATTAACACGGCAACAGGTAATGATGGTGGTATTTCATTATTTGGAGAGCAAAAAAAATTCGTTCTCAAAACACCAAAACAAGAAATGCCGGTAGAACCACCTGCAGCTCCTGAACCAGTTCCCGCACCCGCCCCTTCACCTGAACCGGCACCTTCTGATATGGACACTGAAATGCCGCCAATGGATGATCAAATGGAGGAACCACCATCAGAAGAAATGCCATCGGATGATATGTCTATTGATGAACCTGAAATGGATTCTCAACCAGAAGATGACACTGATGGAGAAGGAACTGTTACCTTTAAAACAATTCAAAAATTAACAGGAAAATTAGCACAAAAATTAAGAAAATTAAATCAGGGTGAAGAGCCAATATCTGCAGATGATACAAAATATGTTATAAATTCTGTATTATCTGCAGTTGATCTATCTGTATTGTCTGATGAAGATATGGAAGAAATTATCGGTAGATTAGAAGATTCTGAAATGCAATCTGATGAAGAGCCTGAAATGGAAGAACCATCAGATGATATGGAAATTGACCAACCTGAAGATGAATTGGAAGGGTCTGAGGAACAATTACCTGAAATGGAAATGTATGAAGATGACACTGAAGAGCAATACGAAGGTTTAATTGGTGGTAAATATGATTTAGGATTTAGTGATAAACCAAAATCAGAAACAAAAGAGATGAATTTCAACAACTATGTTAAAAGAAGGTTTTCAAATGAAATCAAAAATAAGATGGGTGAAATGATGGAAGAAGATGAGATTGAAGGATTAGGTGGTGTATTTGATGACATTTTTTCAGAATCAAAAGTTGATAGTATTATAAAATCTTATTTTGTTGAAACTGAATCGGAAAAAAAATATTTGCAAGAACAAAATAAAAGAAAATTTTTAACCGAAAAAGCAAAAAAAATTAAAACGATGAAAGAAGTTAAAAATCTTTCAGAAACCTATATTCAAGAATCAACATCATCCAAATTTTTAGACAGATATTCAAAAGCTTCATTTGTCGGAAAAACAAATAAGAAAAATTTGGTTTTTGAAGTTAATGGAAAACAATATAAAATAACACCTGACGGAGCGATTCTATGAGTTATCTAATTTATGTCAATGGTTTAGGTCCGAATTATAAAGGGGATAATATATACGAATTTATTTTTTCCGATGTAAAAAATGAAATTTGGGGAGAAGGGTGGGAATCAAAACCATCAAACGGAAATCCTTTACCTCCTGACATAGAACTTATTAGAAAGGTTGGAGTTTTAAAAAATGATGAGATTAAATTAACCTTAATTCAAGAATCAGATTTTTTTTCTATGACCGACGCTTTGGATGACGTGATCGCATTGGCTTGGGAAAGTGAAGATTCCGATGTTAATTTTGACATTGAAAAAAGATTAGTATTCAGGTTTGGTGAGGATGAAAAAACAATAAAAAATAAACTATATGAAAGAGATATAGTATTAGAATTTGATAAACAAGTTGTTTATGAAAAAGAATAAATTAGCATTTAAATTAATTGACATGGGACTTAAAGCAGAAACATTAGCAAATTTAACTGAATCTCAATTAAGATTGTTATATAATAAACTAAACGAGGGGAAAAAAGAACCTAAGGAGCAAGTGACTCAAATAACGGAGCCATCAAAACCTTCATATAAAGTCGGTCCAAAAGGAGGAAATCTACCACCATCACCTAAAGGGTATTCGATGACAAAAAATACTGATGGTACTATGTCGGCAACGCCAAATGAGGGGGAAATGAAAGAAGGGAAAAAAAAGTCAAAAAAATACAACCCTTGGGCGATTTGCACCGCATCTGTAGGTAGAGAGGATAAGAAAAAATATGAAAAATGCGTTATGGACGTAAAAAAATCCATTAAAGAAGGAAAAGATCCTGTGAATTTGTTTTTGGAAGAAAAAATTGTATCTTTGCTTGAAAAGCATATACAACCAAAAATATCCAAAAAAGAATTTTTACAAATGATATCCGAAACTGAAACCGCTCCTGCAAAACCAAAAGAAAAGGAAAAAGAAAAGGTTAAACCAAAAACACCTTTCAGTCCTAAACCTGGTGTCAAACCAAATCCAAAGGCTAAGTCAAAAAGGGAAACAAACGAGCAGGAAACTGCAGATCCGATAGTAAAACCAAAAACACCAACTACTAAACCTAAAACACCATTTAGTCCAAAACCAGGTGTGAACCCAAGACCTAAAGCGGGAAAAAAATCAGTACCGACATGGTTAAAGTGGGATAATCTTGGTCTTAATTTTTAATTAATAGTTATGGCAAAATATAGAACAATCAAAGAAGCACCAATTGATTACGAAGGTCCAGAGAGAATGGATCCAAGTATAGAAAGAAAAATTACATCTAAAACTACTCCTTACGCAGGTCACCCTGGACTTCCTAAATTAGACAGAGATGTTGTTGAGTTAATTTCCTCTCAGAGGTTTAAACAATCTGTAGAAAATGTAAGAAGATTTATGGGTGATACATCATCAATACAAGGACCTCCACAAAGAGTTCTCATGGGATTGATGCAATCTGCAATGAGATTATTTCCAAAAATATCTCAAATTGAATCCAATAATAAAGAATTTTTGGAAAATTTGGCGGTAGAACTTGTTAAAAAGGAATTAGCAATACCTGAAGGATCTTTACAATTTGACGCACAATTAGTTTCAGGGATGATGGGAGCATCTGAAGGTATGCAAGGGTCACCTGAAGAACCTTCACCTGAAGAAGTTAAGGACGCTTTTGCAAGTGCTAACGAAAACGCTGACGAATTAGAGGCCTTTATGGATGCTATGGAACAATTTGACCAACAAAAAGCAAAAAGAAGGTTTATTAACGCTTTAATTGGTGGAGCATCAAAAAAGGGTCACTATATGTATCAATTAGTAGCGGATGAATTAAATAGAATTCATCCTGAGCTAATTAGATTATACGGTATGTCTCAATCAATTTTAGACCACCTTTACTGGATTTATCCTGAAGATATGTCATCTATGATGGCCGCAGGTGGTTCAGGACAAGCGGGACAATCTGAAATAGACACAGAAACTGATCCACCGACTGTTATAGCTAGAGGTATTTCTTTTCCAATTTTACTACATGAATTAGTTAAAGGTGTTTTTGAAGTGTTAGGAACTCACGGACTACCTGATGATCCTCGTCAAGCTGAAATGGTAATTGCGTCACAAGATACATTACCTGCAGAAATTTGGGATTTAAGATTAGGTCCGATTTTTTGGGAAAAATTCACCGCCGCTTATCCTGACGAATTATTTGAAGAGGATAAAAAATACATTCAACATTATCTATTCCAAAGATTTTCAGCCTTGGATCCAAAAAAGTTTTTCAAACTAACTCAATTTATTTTATCTGATAATCCTAAAGGTAAACAAGCTTTACAATTTATGGTTGATGAAATTGTTGAGGAGCTTAAAGAACAAAATAAGAAAGGAATGTTTGGTGACGAGGACTATGATGAGGATGAGGATGAACCGACAGTTTAATTAATGTCATACACAAAAGAACAAGTATTAATTGAATATGTGAAGTGCGTAAAGGATACCCCTTACGCACTTCGCACATATTTACAAACCTACGATAATACTGTTTCAAAATATGTTCCGTTAGAATTATTTCCTGATCAAGTTTCCTTACTTGATGATTACGAAAACTACAACGAAAATATTGCATTAAAATATCGTCAAGCTGGAGTTTCAACAGTAACAGCAGCTTGGGCGTCCAAAAAATTGGCTTTTGCTAAAAAACAAAAACCCGAAAAAATATTGATTATTGCAAACAAACTTGACACTGCGCAAGAAATGGCAAATAAAATAAGGGCTTTTGTTGAACAATGGCCTTCGTGGGTTGATATTGGATTTACAAAAGAAAAAAACTCACAAAGACATTATAAATTAACAAACGGGTGTGAGGTAAAAGCGGTCGCAACATCAAAGGATGCTTTACGTGGATATACACCAACAATATTAATTTTTGACGAAGCCGCTTATATTGAAGCGGATTCCGATTTTTGGTCGGCTTGTATGGCGTCTTTATCTACAGGTGGTAAAGTTATCGTTATTTCAACACCTAACGGTCACGATCCGATTTATTATGAAATTTATGATCAGGCAAATCGTGGTATGAACGATTTTAAAATCTCTGAGATGTATTGGTATAAAGATCCAAGATACACCAAAGATTTATATTTTGTTAAAACTGAAGATATAATTGATTATTTTTTAAATAAACAAAATTATAAGCCAAACCAAGTAATACAATTTGATGATTATGATGTTACAAATTTAGAACATCAGCAAAAAATCAAAGATTATATTCACGATGGATTCAAACCTAGCTCAACTTGGTTTGAATCTATGGTTAAAAAATTAAAATACGATAAAAGAAAAGTTAGCCAGGAATTAGAAACAAACTTTCTTGGATCGGGTGACAACGTATTTGATTCAAAAATACTTCAAAAAATAAAAGAAAATTTTATTGCTGAACCTGAAAATAGAATGATGTCCAACTCTTTATGGATATGGAAAGAACCTGTTATGGGACATAAATACGTGATGGGTGTTGATGTTAGTAGAGGGGATAGTGAAGATTATTCTACATTTGAAATAATAGATTTTGACGCAAGGGAACAAGTTGCGGAGTATGTTGGAAAAATACCTCCAGATGTTATGGCTGAAATTTGTTTTAAATGGGCAAATATGTATTCTGCGTTTGTTGTAATTGATATTACTGGAGGAATGGGTGTATCTACATCAAGAAAAATGCAAGAATTGGGTTATAAAAATTTATACGTTGATGGTGTTGATTATCAAAACAAATGGAAATACGATCCAAAACAAGCGGAAAAAATACCAGGTATTAATTTTAATTCAAAAAGAGTTCAAATTATTGCGTCCTTTGAAGAATCCATTAGACATGATTTTGTAGTTAAAAGTACAAGATTGTGGGGTGAGATGAATAATTTTGTTTATGTAAATGGAAGACCTGACCATCAAAAGGGGGGTCATGACGACTTAATTATGTCAATTGCTATGGCGATGTATGTTGCTGAATCATCATTTAGTCAATTAACCAAAGTTACAGAACAGACCAAAGCTATGATTAATTCTTGGACAGTTCAAGTGGATGATACACCATCAAAAACAATCGCATTTAATCCACAATCACCAAACATACCATCACGATATCAAGATCCAAATTTTAATTCAGGACCATCAAGAGAAGATTACGTCAAATATGGTTGGCTTTTTGGTGGTATGAGGTGATATTTATTTTTTAGCTACAAAATAGATGTTTATCTATTTATTGTTGTAGTTAATATTATATTATGGAAAATAATAAAAATCTTACAGTTTGGCAAAGATTAACCCAAACATTTGGTCCCTATTCTTTATTGGGTCAAGATTATCCAACATACCAATACGATAAAAAGGAATTATTAAAAACAACTTCTAAAGATCAATTTGAAAAAGAGAAGTTGCAAGCTCAGCAAACTTATTATCTTGCCAATCAATGGACAAAAATTGAAAACAATTTATATACCCAAGCAACATATTATGAACCAACAAGGTTGGCGTCATTTTATGATTTCGAATCTATGGAGTATACCCCCGAGATATCGGCAGCTCTTGACATATACGGTGAAGAATCAACAACAGTAAATCAAGATGGGTTAATGGTTCAGGTTTATTCTGATTCGCAAAGAATTAAATCTATATTATCAGATTTATTTAACAATGCCCTTGATGTTAATACCAACTTACCTATGTGGACTCGTAATACATGTAAGTATGGTGATAATTTCGTTTATTTGAAACTTGATCCCGAAAAGGGTGTTGTTGGATGTATGCAATTACCAAATATTGAAATTGAAAGGTTGGAAATGGGTATGGCTTCTAAAACTTACAACAAAGAAACTGATCCAAGAAACACGGGTTTGAAATTTACTTGGAAAGCTCGTGATATGGAATTTAATTCTTGGGAAATTGCACATTTCAGATTGTTAGGTGACGATAGAAAACTTCCTTATGGTACGTCAATGTTGGAAAAAGCAAGACGTATTTGGAAACAATTAATTTTGGCCGAAGATGCGATGTTAATTTACCGTACATCAAGAGCACCCGAAAGAAGAATCTTTAAAGTCTTTGTGGGGAATATGGATGATCAAGATGTTGAAGCTTATGTTAATCGTGTTGCAAACAAATTCAAACGCCAACAAGTGGTTGATCACAAGACAGGAAATGTTGATATGAGATTTAATCAAATGGCAGTTGATCAAGATTATTTTGTTCCTGTTAGAGATCCGGCTCAAGCGAGTCCAATAGAAACTTTACCCGGAGCTCAAAACTTAGCAGAAATTGCCGACATCGAGTATATTCAAAAGAAATTATTAACCGCGCTTCGGGTACCAAAAGCGTTTTTAGGTTTTGAGGAACCAGTCGGTGATGGCAAAAATTTATCTTTAATGGATATTCGTTTCGCAAGAACAATAAATAGGATTCAAAAAAGTATGTTATCTGAAATGAATAAAATTGCAATTATTCATTTATTTTTATTGGGATTTGAAGATGAATTAAGTAATTTTACGTTGGGATTAAATAATCCTTCAAAACAAGCAGATTTATTAGGTATTGATGTTTGGAAGGAAAAAATGTTGCTTTATAAAGATGCGGTTGCCGCTATTGAAGGAATTGCCCCTGTATCAGTTTCGTGGGCTAAAAAACATATTTTAGGATTTTCGGATGAAGAAATCAAACTTGATCTACAACAGCAAAGAATTGAAAAAGCGGTTGGTGCTGAATTAACAAATACGGCAACAATTATAGTTCATACAGGAATATTTGACAATGTTGATAAATTATATGGTCAGCAGACAGGAACAACTGCCGCTGCCGGTACCGCTCCACCACCGCCGCCTGGTGGTATGGAAGATATGGGAGGATTGGGATCTGAAGCTCCACCACCTCCACCACCATCACCTGAACCAGGTGGTGAAGCGGGTGTAACGCCAGAATCAAAAATAAGAGATAATATGAACATTTTGCTTGAACGAAATGATATGTTAAGTGACGATGATTTTATTGATTTGTCAAAGGCAAGAAATTCTTTGGGTGATATTGGCGATGAACTTGATAGATTATTAAATGATTGATATTTATATTAAAACAGAAAAAAATGAAAATAGGTGTATTAAAATCAAAAGTTGAAAAATTATTATCTGAAGCTTACACAAAAGGCACTTTTAAAGAAGAAATAAAAAATTTTAACAAGAATGTTTTATCAAATAAAAACATATCAAAACTATTTTATCTATATGATGAATTATCATCAAACAAAGGATATGATAAAAATGTTGCAGAAGATTTTGTTTTTGAATCAATAACTATGTTTGAAAACATATCAAACAAAATAGATAGAAGTGATTTGGATAGAATAAGAAAATGGACAATTGGAATTAATTCGCATAATCAATATATCACAATTGATAATTTATTTTATAATTCATATGATGTTGCATTTTTGGAAAATAAAGTTAAAAGCAAACATGCTATAGTTGAGACATTAACGAAAAAAGAGATAATTGAGGAAAAAACTCCAATTTATCTTCCGATATCTTCTATGGTTAAGATCGCAAATAAAACAATTGACGATTTTATTTCAACTTTGAATGAGTCAGAAAAAAAAGAACTTACATCGTTATTAAACGAAAGTGATCAGGTTTTAATGGAAAAATATAATTCTTTTAAAGATGAGGCTGTTGTTAAACTTGTTGTTGCTATGGAAAATGAAGATGACCAAAATGTTAAAAATACAATTTCAGAAACAATAGACACCATCAAAAGAAAAAAATATGATCGTTTAGAATATTTCCGATTGAAAAACTTGGTTAATAACATATAATTTTGACAATTTGATAATAATCATCTAATTTTTTTTCATAACAATAAACATGGAAAAAATGAGAGAATGAAAAAAGGAAAAACCGCAAAAATAAGCGGGTTTAGATCATCAAAAGTTAATTATGGTACAGTAGATTCAAAAAGTTTAAAATCAATTTACATAAACATTCAAACATGGGTAGAACCAAAAGACGATTTTAATAATTGGACGAGGGTTGTGTTAAATATGTCAAGATCAGTGAAACATTCAGTTTATAACTGTATTGACAAAAGTTTATTTGACGAAAAATTTATTGTTGATTTAGATTTACGAACAAGTGGAATACAATACAAAAAAAGGTCATTTATGAATTTAGAGATTAATCTATATCTTTTAGAGGAAATGGATTTTAAATCAACAACTCTTAAAAAATCTGTTAAAAAAATAGTAAGCTGTATTCATCAAGAAATATTCAAAAATAACGATTATTTCAATTTTCATATTACCAAAAAAGATAAATCACAATTGGTTGAGGTAGAAATATAAAGTTCAAAGTATTTATATAAAAATATAAAAATGAAAGAACTTAAAATTTTAAAAGCCTACGAATCAGGTAAGGGTATTCTGATTGAGGAAGATGCAGGATATGTGTCTCCTAAAGAATTTGGAAATCAGAACTTTTTGATGGAATCAAAAAATTTTTTGGATTATAGTAAACCATTTGAGTTTTATGCTGTATTACAAAAATACAACACTCCAAATAGAAACGGTAGAATTTATCCTGAAAAGATTTTAAAAAGAGAAGCTGAAAATTATAAGAAAATAATAAATAAAGGCGTTTCATTATCTGAGTTAAATCATCCAGAATCTTCATTAATTGATTTGGACAGAGTATCTCACATTATAACTGATGTATGGTGGGATGGAAAAATTTTAATGGGAAAACTTAGATTATTAACTTCACCAGGATTTCACGAAAGAGGTGTGTGTACAACAAAGGGTGATTTAGCCGCAAATTATTTAAGACAAGGTGTAACTTTGGGAATTTCATCAAGGGGTGTCGGATCTTTAAAAAAAATTGGAGAACAAAATGAAGTTCAGGATGATTTTGAACTTATTTGTTTTGACTTAGTTTCTTCTCCATCAACACCTGGAGCTTATTTATTTTTAAATCCTGAAGATAAAAGTAACTTTGAAGAGAATTTGGAAGAAGAGAAACAAATTCAAAGGGAAAGGCAGGTTGGACCTGAAGCGAACAAGTCATTAGATTTAATGAAACGTTTGAACACTTATTTAAATAAATAAAACTTGATTTTTTAAAAAGAAAATATCATATTTTATTAAAACTTAATTTATGGACGAAAAATATTTTATCGCAAAACTTTATTATGAATTTCCTGATCAAGAAACTGGAAAAATAAAAAAAGTAAAAGAAGAAAAGCTTGTCAAGGGTTATAATCCTACCGATATTGAAGCGAAAATTACAAAAAGATATCAAGATTTAACATTTGATTGGAGAATTACTTCAATTGCTGAAAGTAAAATTGACGAAGTTATAGAAGTCATTTAATTATATTAATTAATTTTTTCTATGAAAAAGGGAACCCAAAAGGTTCCCTTTTTTTATTTATTTAAGTTTTTTTTAGCAAAAACGTATTAAAAATGGTTTTTTTTCAAAATAGCAATATTTATATGAAAAAATAAAACATTTTTAAAATGGCAAAAGAAAAAAATTTAGTCGAAGACGCTCTTATACAAATGAGGAATTTGGAAGAAGCAGTAGCCGAAAACGCAAAAGGAATACTTGCATCAACAATGAAGCAAGAAATCAAAGATTTAGTAAAAGAATCGATCGTATCTGAACAAGATGACGAGGAGATTGAAACAGATGATGAAGTAGAAATTGACACTGATTCTGATGAAGAAGAAATAGATATGGATATTGATTCCAATGAGGATGAAATGGATATGGATGTTGATTCTGATGAAGAAGAAATGGATTTTGATATGGATTCTGATATTGAAGATACCACAATGTCTGATGATGAAGATGTAATAGATTTATCAGGTTCTGAAATTTCTGATGAAGACCTATTAAAGGTTTTCTTAGCAATGGATGAGAATGATGGTGTTATAGTAAAAAAAGACAACAACATGGTTAATTTAAAAGACGAAAACACTGATAAGGAATATATGATCCAAATGGAATCCGAAGAAGAAATGGATGAAATGTACGACGAGATGGAAGAATCCGAAGAAGAAATGGACGAAACATACGACGAAGTGGATGAATCCGAAGAAGAAATGGACGAAACATACGACGAGATGGAAGAATCCTATCAAGAAGAAGATGAAACAATGACGATGGACGAAGAAGAAATGGATATCGACTCTATTGTTAATCAAGTTTTTGGTTCTGATTCCGAAAAAATGGAAGAATCATATGATGACGAGGTAGTTTATGAGATTGAAATTGATGAAGAAGAGGATGAAGAAGATGAAGGTTACCAAATGGAATCCACAAAACCAAAAATTGGAAAAGGAGCTAAAATCGGAAAACCTAAATTCTCATATAAAAAACCATCAGGTGGATTCAAAGAAAAAATGAAACAAGGAACAAAAGGTGTTGGTATTGGCAAAGGTCCGAAATTCGAATTCAAAGAAGGTAAAAAAGATATTTCCAATGCAGTTAAAAAGGAAATGACACCTTTCAAGAAAAAAGAAGAAACTAAGGAAGCTGCTCGTACACTAGGTATGGGAAGTAAATTTAGAAAAGGAGGTTTACCAAAACCAAGAGCTCACTCAAAATCCAATATTAACATTGACGAACAAAAATACGAACAACAAATTCAAGTTCTTAGAGAGAAAAATGAAGAATATCGCAAAGCTTTAAATGTTTTTAGAGATAAACTTAATGAAGTTGCAGTTTTCAATTCTAATCTAGCTTACGCTACAAGATTATTCACTGAACACTCAACATCAAAACAAGAAAAAATTAACATTTTAAGAAGATTTGACGATGTTGAAACTATCAAAGAATCTAAAAATTTGTATCGTACAATCAAAAATGAACTTTCACCTTCTCAAACAAAAGGTTCGATAAGTGAATCGATTGAAGGTAAAATTGACAGATCACCATCATCGGGATCTGCAACCAATTTAATCGAGTCAAAAACTTATGAAAATCCTCAGTTTTTGAGAATGAAAGATATCATGTCAAAAATAACAAAATAAAAAAATAAACTAAAAAATAAAATCCAATAAAAAATGGGAGCATTATTAGAATCAGGTCTTGTTGGTAACATCGGGTTGAAACACCTTAAAGTTATCAAAGAAGACACAATCAACAAATGGGACAAATTAGGGTTCCTTGAAGGCCTAAAAGGTCACCTAAAAGAAAATGTGGCGCAGCTTTACGAAAACCAAGCGTCATTTTTAATAAACGAAGCAACTTCTGACTCATCTTCAGGTTCTTTTGAAACTGTTGTATTTCCTATCGTTAGACGTGTGTTCTCTAAATTGTTAGCGAACGAAATCGTATCAGTACAAGCAATGAACTTACCAATCGGTAAATTGTTCTACTTTGTACCTAAAATTCAGGGATACTCAGGTGGAACAGTAGTTAATGGTGTAAATATTACATCAGGAGATCACTACGCACCTGTTGGTTCACCTGGAAATTATCCTGGAGATCCTAACGCAGGATACAAATCAGGTACTGGTTCTTATAATTCTACATATGCTAGAAATCTTTACGATTTGTTCTATGAAGGTACTGAACCAGGTTTAAATCCTGGTGGTCTTTTTGATTATTCAAAAGGTCGTTTTGTAACAATTACTGCTAACACACAAACTGTACAATGGACAAACGGTGTGTTAGTAACAGCAGCATTATCGTCTGGAGAGTATAGAAAAATTATTGTGACTCTTTCAGGGTTTTCAAATGCTGGTGTAGGAAAATTAATTGGACCTGACGGTCAAGAAGTTGATACCGAATCATTTCTATCGAATTTAGTTCTTTATACCGCAGATGCTACAGTAGCAGGGCAATTGGGTATAAGTGGCGCAACATCAAATGGTACTTACACACCTCTTTTATTTAGAGTGGTGACTCAGAGATACGGTAAAGGAATCGTAGCACCTACATACACATCTACCCCAGCTCCTTTTAATACTGATAGATCAGGTGGTAATGGTGGTTATTATGATAACGTATGTAACCAAGACGGTATTATTTATTTGGAAATTGATGCTCAAGTACCTGTTTGCGTTTCTTGTGGTCAATCAACTCCAGATGGTTATTCAGGAGCAACAATTACCGCATCAGCTTGGTCAGGTACTGCTGAAAATGCACCAATCAAAGCGGCTTTCAGACGTTATGAAGAACTTGAATTTGAAGATAAAATCGGTGAAGTATCATTTGATCTTGAATCAGTAACAGTTTCTGTGACTGAAAGAAAATTAAGAGCACAATGGTCACCTGAATTAGCACAAGACGTTGCGGCATTCCATAACATCGACGCTGAAGCTGAATTGACAGCATTGTTGTCAGAACAAGTTGCGGCAGAAATCGACCGTGAAATCCTTCGTGACTTACGTAAAGGCGCGGCTTGGAACCTACGTTGGGATTACAACGGATGGAAGAGATTATCTTCAGGTACTACTCCATACACTCAAAAAGACTGGAATCAAACATTGATTACTGCGATTAACCAAATTTCAGCTCAAATCCACAAATCAACACTTCGTGGTGGTGCTAACTGGATTATCGTTTCATCTGAAATTTCAGCAATTTTTGATGACTTGGAATATTTCCACGTATCAAACGCATCACCTGAACAAGATCAGTACAACATGGGTATTGAAAGAGTTGGAACGTTAGCTGGTCGTTACCAAGTATATCGTGATCCATACTTCCCAGCAAACACTGTGTTGATTGGTCACAAAGGTACTTCGTTACTTGATACAGGTTACATCTACGCACCGTATGTACCACTTCAATTAACTCCAACAATGTACAATCCGTTTAACTTCACACCAATTAAAGGGATTATGACACGTTACGCGAAAAAAATGGTAAATAACAGGTTCTATGGCCGCATTACTGTTGATGGTGTTCGTACATTTGATTTGAACGAATTGAGATAATCAATTTAATTTTTAAATACGAAAAGGGACAAGAAATTGTCCCTTTTTTTTTGGTGTAAAATCAAATGTTGATGTTGCTTGTTTTTTTCCTCTTTTTAAGATATTTATTGTAAAAGTAAATATTATGGCACTAAGAGTAATGAGCGGAACCACATGTGGTTCAAATTCACCAATAACATTAGTAGCGGATGACGCAATAGCGTCTACAGCTTCAAGGGCATATCAACTTGATTCGGGTTTATGTGTTAATATAACCTTTATTTCTACCGCAACTACTACAAGTGCTGCGACCGCTAACGTAGCTTATGGCCCATATACATCATGTACTCAGTGTATAACTCCTGCTAACTCAGGAGGTGTTACTGCTAGAGATTGTAAAGATTGTGGGACAGGCTCATTCACCTCAACCACTTTTAACCAAGCTATCTATACAAACGGTCAAAATAGGGCGATTAGACAAAATAATACAGTTGCTTTAGGTGGATTTAACGGTCTCAATAATTAACTTTCTTTAGAAAGTAATCTTATACATTTAGACAACACTTCGGTTTCACCTATATTATAAACACCCCTCTCAAAAGCGTGTTTCACAGCATGAATCAAAAGTACTGATGCAATACTTTTGTCCATAGTTTGCAAAATAGTTTCTAATTGTTCTTCAGAATTAATTTCTAATCTATTAAATAGGACGGCTAGAGGTTGGTTGTTTTCCATTTTGTTTTGATTTCAAAAATAAAATCATTTCTTGATTTAAATCTTTAACATATTGATAGTTATCTAAAACCACTTTACTGAATTGTTCAGACAAATTAGAA